AGGCAGTGGGGCGCATCCGACGGGCTATCGAAGATTATGAGCAGATCCTCATCTACGGAGACTATGATGCGGACGGGATGACCTCAGCCTCCATTATGAAGGAAACCTTGGAGCAGATGGGAGCAGAGGTGCAAGTCTACCTACCCAACCGCTTCACAGACGGCTATGGTCCCAATGAGAGTGTCTACAAATACTTTATCGAGCAACAAGGCATTTCCCTGATTGTCACGGTGGACAATGGGGTAGCGGGCAATCAAGCCATTGCCATGGCCCAAGCGATGGGGGTTGATGTTATCGTGACCGACCACCACTCTATGCCAGAGGTTTTGCCTGATGCTTATGCGATCATTCATCCGGAGCATCCTGATGCGGATTATCCCTTCCATTATCTAGCAGGATGTGGTGTGGCCTTTAAGTTGGCTTGTGCCCTCCTTGAGGAAGTACCAGTCGATCTCTTAGACTTGGCAGCCATTGGGACTATTGCAGACATGGTCAGTCTGACGGACGAGAATCGGATCTTGGTCAAATACGGTCTGGGTGTTCTCCAACATACCCAGCGCATGGGCTTGCAGGAGCTCTTGGAGATCGCAGGGATTCGTCCGGAGGATGTCAATGAAGAAACGGTTGGTTTTCAGATTGCTCCTCGTCTCAATGCTCTTGGCCGCCTTGATGACCCTAATCCAGCTATCGAACTACTGACAGGATTTGACGATGAAGAGGCGCACGAGATTGCCCTCATGATTCATCAGAAGAATGAAGAACGTAAAGAAATTGTCCAAGCTATCTATGACGAAGCTAAAACCATGGTGGATCCAAGTTTGTCAGCCCAGGTCTTGGCCAAAGAAGGCTGGAATCCAGGGGTCCTTGGTATTGTAGCCGGCCGTCTATTAGAAGAGTTTCATCAGCCAGTTGTTGTTTTAAGCATTGAAGATGGACGGGCTAAAGGAAGCGCTCGGAGTCCTGAGTCGGTCAATATCTTTGAAGCCCTTGATCCCTACCGGTCTCTCTTTATCGCCTTTGGAGGACATGCCGGTGCAGCAGGAATGACGCTAGAGGTGGACCAACTCCCTGCCTTGTCTCAGGCCCTTACGGATTTCATTGCAGAACAAGAAATTGATCTCAGCAGCAAGTCTAGCTTAGACATCGACGAGGAACTGCATCTAACAGAACTAACGCTTGAGACCTTGAAAAGCTTTGATCGCTTGAGTCCTTTTGGCATGGACAATAAAAAGCCCGTCTTTCTGGTCCGTAATTTCAAGGTAGAAGGGGCACGCTCGATGGGAGCTGGCAATACCCACTTGAAACTCAAGATCTCTCAAGAAGATGCGACCTTTGAGGTGGTTGCCTTTGGCTTGGGAAGTTTAGAGGCAGAGTTTGCGCAAGCGCAAGACCTAGAGCTAGCTGTGCAGTTGTCGGTCAACCAATGGAATGGTCAAACGACCCTCCAGCTCATGCTGGTTGATGCGCGTGTGGATGGTGTGCAGCTCTTTAATATCCGCCTTCTGCACATGGTCGCCAACATTCTCTCTGTAGGTCTCTACAGCGAACTTATCAAAATCCCAAGCACCAACTATCTCATATCCTGCTTCTTGGAAGGCCAGCCCTAGCCCTCCGCATCCACAGAAAAAGTCATTTACTTTTAATTTCCTCATTACTTCCTCTCTTCAAGTTCCAAGTACTTCTCTAAATACCACTTAGCCTTTCTTACATCCTCAACACCGTTTTTTCTCTCGTGCCTGTACAGGTACTTAAAAGCGTTACAGATACAAAAGGCTTTAACCGCTTCTCCCCCCTGTGTTTCAAGCATTACATCAATGCATTCAAACTTCCCCGTCTCATAGTGGGAAGGATGGTTCACATTATCTAGTGGTACATCCTGCAGGTCTTTCTCTGTTATCTCAACCATTGGCAAATTCCTCCGCTTGTTTATCTGCAATTTCCATTATTTTTTTCTCTATCAGCTCGAAAAACTCATCCATTTTTTCCGCTACCTCATAGATGGAATCCGCCATTTCCGGCAGCGCTTCCTTTAATTCTGGAATTGTGCTTTCTCTAAAAAAATCCACCTGTAAACAGGCATTTATTAGTTGTAATGCTTCTTTTTCCAGTTTCATACTTATACCCCTTATCTCCTAAATGTCCTTTATTTTCAATCAAAATCATCTAACACGCTCCAATCTAACTTCTGTCCACAGTAGGGGCAGTAGTCGAACCTATCCAAATCATCTAGTTCTTCTTTGCAGGTGCGGCACTTACATCTTGAACGCAAATTATCTCTTCTAACCACTACAACCTTTTTCGACTCCCTGTATTTAAGTTCTTTCAGTTCTTTTGCTCTTGTCATTTAATCCCCCAATAATTCATTAATCGTATCCGTATTATCCGGAATCTTTGCTGACGGCGTTTCGATGTGTACTATGATTGCTTCCAACCAGTCTAGTTCATTAAGATAGCCATCTAGCTTTTCTATGCTTTCCTCTCTCGTCCGTCCTTCTGTCAGCCCTTCAAGTTCTAGTGCCTCTACGGTTTTAATGGCGTTTTTATCCTCTCGAAAAATCACCTTTTCCCCGTATATGCACATTTTCTTTATCTCTGCTTTCCCGAAATGCGCAACCCATTCGCCTGTGCAGTCAGCGACTATATCTTGCCCGACCATCGGAATTACGGGCAAGTCGGGATTTTCGTCCATCAGCTGTATAAGATGTTTTATATTGTCATTCATTGTCATCCCCCACGAAAGCTTTAATCTGTCAGCCAGCAATATTTATACACAGCCACAAGCGAAGGGTCTTCACAAGCTATTCTAATGATTCCCAGAAATCCATCACTTCGCTCATAAGTTTTTCCGACTATGCTAAGATTTTTCTTATGGTATTGTTCATGCTCTTTAGCAAGTTTTTCCGTTTCAAATTGCGCTCCGCAAAACTCGCATTGATATAGCTTTACCTCTTTCATCCTGCCACCTCTTTCTGAAGATTCTTGTGGATATATGCAAGTCTTCTTTCCTCGCTAACAATTTCAATCAGTTTGATAATCTCAGCTCTTCGCTTTTCAAGCTTCCTGTATTCTTCGCTGTCGGGTTTGAGGATGTTCTTTCGCTCTAGTAATTCATCCATGTAATCACCAAGGCAATCTATAAGAATTATTCTCCGAAATTTCTTATCTACTGAATTCGTCATTTGGTTTAAGTAGTTCTGATACTCGTCATATTTTTTCATCCTTCCACCTCTTCTATTAAGTTCTTCAAAATCCCCTCTAGCACCTGCACTACAATGCTGTTACCTGCCTGCTTATATAGCTGTGTATCGCTGCATACCGCCTGCGCCTTTTCAAAATCTCTATCTGTAAAGCCCATTAGACGGAAGCACTCTCTAGGCGTCAATTTCCGCACTCCGTGCTCTGTCAGCGTTCCAATCTGCGGGGAAGTGGTTATCGTGTGTGCCCGTTCTTTGTCAACCAGTGCCCTGCGCTTGTTTTGATTGATATAGGATATATCTATGGAATCGCCCTTTTCTGCTATGGCATAGCCTTTCTTTGTGGCTTCCGGCACAACTATTTTCACCTCTTGATGACCACCACCTCCGGCAGTTATAGTAGGGCAAAGGGAATCTGCGTCATACACGCGGCTTATATTTTCCCTATTTTTCCACTTATCCCCAACAAGCTTCCCTACTTGCTTGCAGTTTTTCTCTTGAATAAAATTATCTCCTAGCCTTAATTTGCCAATCTCAGTAGTGATTGTATTTGCTATCTCGCACTCTTCTCTAACAACCGGATTAAATCTATAGCCAAGCCCTTTTACCCTGCACTCTTCCGAATGGTTTTTAAGATACTCGAATGTTTCTTTTCGCAAGAAATACTTTTCTTCAACCTCTGTCTCTAAAAAATCTCTGAATTTCTTTTCGAGAGGTATAGGATTCGGAAAGCTATACACCCCCTTGTCCTTTCTTACAGACACTGCAAATACTCTTTCTCTTCTCTGCGGAATCCCATAATCGGAAGCTATAAGCGTTTTCCATTTAGTCGTATAGCCAAGGTCTGATAACTTATCTATCCATCTTTGAAAGTCACCGATAAATTTTTTTGATACAAGGTTTTTCACATTCTCCATAATCAAGAATTCCGGCAAGGTATTTTCTTCTTTTGCCACTTCTAAAAGCCTTTCTACCTCGTGAAGTAGTCCGCTCCTCGTTTCTCCCCTGACTATGCCTTTCATGTCCCCCGCCAAGGATATATCTTGACAAGGAAAGCCATAAGTCCATAGATCCGCATAGTCCAGTCGTTCTATCTTGCTTATATCTCCGTAGTTTCTTGTTTCTCCGTACATCTCTTCGTATGACTTAATCGCATACTTGTCTATCTCGCTTATCCCCACAATCTCATGCGGGATATTTTGATTTATTAATGCCTTTCGGAATGCTCCAATACCTGCAAATAATTCATTTACTGTTATTTTTTTCATGTCTCAAAAGGGGAACTATAGTATTGCGGCGCCAACCCTGCCCCTTTCTTTTTTTATTAAATCGCTTCGTTTTTCCACTCTCTCGCAAGGCTTAATCTTCTGCTCTCGTCCTTGACTCTCGACTCAAACAGCTTTATCCACGCTTTCACTAAATGCCCCTCTTCCGGTAACGGCTTAAAGTACCCCTTCCCGTCCTGCAGGTTTATGATCAGTTCCTCGCTTTTATTTATCCCCGCTCGTATCACTCTGTCGCTTTCCCCCAGGCGGGTAGCTAACTCCGCCCGGGTAATTGCATTTTCGTGTCCGTAAGGGATAATTTCACTCACAATATTAGTCATCGCTTTTTCCCTCAAAGATTCTTTGATAAGCTTGTTTTACCCCGTCCTTAGTCGAAAGAGTTACATATGTCGGGAAGATATCTTCCGCGTAGATATACATAACTTCCTCAATCGCCAAGTCTTCAGTCTTTAAGTGACTGTTTTCGCATTTTGTAGCCTCTTCTTTTGTCTTATATCTCGACCTGCATTTTTCGCAAACATATTCTGTAATCATATTTTCTCCTTTTGAACCATCAACTATTGGTTTACAGTTGCCAATTAGTTAAACGGCAATCCTTCGTCTCCCACTCCATCAGGAATCTGCATAAAGCCGTCCTCGTCTGTCGTTGCATTTCTTGCGGGCGCATTTCCTGCGGATTCACAGAAGTAATGCGAATTTACGACTATATCCGTCGTGTATACCTTCTTCCCGTCCTTGTCGTCGTAACTACCCGTTTGGATCCTCCCGGTTAATGCGATTTTCTCGCCCTTGTGGAGATACTTTTCCGCAAATTCTCCGGTCCTCCCGAACGCCACGCAACGGATAAAGTCCGTGTTTGCCTGTCCGTCTGCTCTCCTTGGTCTATCTACCGCAAGCGTGTATCTTGCTATGCAAGTCGTGCTCTCGCCCTGTGTGTATCTGATTTCGGGGTCTGCCGTTAGTCTCCCCATTAAACAAACTTGATTCATTTTTCTACCTCTCTTTTTTACAGTTCTAAGTTTAATTGTTCGTTTTTATCCGCTAGCATTTCCTTTACTGCCCTCTCATAAAACGGGCGATGAATCTCGAATCCGTAGCAACTCCGATTCAGCTCCTTGCAGGCTCTCAAGGTTGTACCGCTCCCCGCGCATGGGTCTATCACAATGTCCCCTTCATCCGTGAACGTTTCAACAAGCTTTTTGATTACGTTAACGGGCTTTTGTGCCGGATGAATCTTCGGAATATCCTTCTTGTCACGCTCCCATTGAAACCAGTTGAAAACCATGTGATTCTTTCCGTCTGCTCCTACATTTCTAAACTTCGGTAGCTTAGACCTGTACAGAATTAAGGCGTATTCTGTTGCACCAACTACACGCATATTCGCTTTTAAAACTTGCGGGCTGTAATTCTTGATAAAGCTTATCGGGATGTAGTTCACAAACCCATATTGCTTAGCGTATTTTATGACCGTTTGTAGTTGTTCAAATGAGCAGAAAACAATCATGCAAGGATTATTGCTTGAACGTCCTCTAGGCACTTTCTCATTGTCGTTGTCCTTCTTCAGAAGCCGATTGCAGAAGTGGAAATATTCGGCGATATTGAAATTAAAGTCGCTGTAAAATCCCGCTTTCTTTGCCTTGTCGGATTCTCCGTTTTTGTTGTCTCCCCCCTTGTACCATACGGGATTTGACCCGTAGAAATCCGTCCCGATGTTGTACGGAATATCCGCAATGACAAGCTGTGCTTTCGGTATCTGATACCGCTTGAAATTCTGAAAACTGTCGTTGAAAAGTTCAATTTTCAGTTTCTTTTTTGGTCTGTTTTCAATGTTCGTTGTTTGTTCGTTTTCCATTTTCTCGTTTGGGGAATCATGCTATTACGGCGCCAACCCTATCCCCTTTCTTGTTATAAATAATTTTTTTGAAATATCTTCATCCAGTCGCTATGACTGTGGTGTTTCTCATACTCCGCTTGCGCTATCTGCTCTAACTCCCTGTCGTATCGCCCTTTGTCGTGTAGTGCACTGTGGCACTCTCTGCAAAGCCATACCGTAAGCCCTAGCCTGTCGGCGTCCTTTCTCCGTATACCGTGAAGGCAATGGTGCAGGTCTGTATGCCCTCGCCTTTCGCAGATATAGCAAATCCCTTTTTCCGTTCCCGGAATTATGCTTTCCATTCGTCCCCTCTCAAATCGTCGATTTAAGCCCCGATTTTTCTTCGAGTGATAAAATACTCGTCTAACACCTTAACCATGCCTAGAATCAAAATGTGGTTTACCACAGAGGCATTCACGATTGATTTCTGACTCCCAGTTTCAAGGTTTCGTTTCCGGATAGCTTTTTTTGCTCCGTGATTTTTGCCACAAGTGCTTTTATGCTTGCAGGCATTTTTTCGACCTCTCTTTCTCTCTCGGTCTGCGTGTTATATGCCTTGATAAAGTGCGACTGCTCCACAGTCTCCACTTGGTCTATGTCAAGCTGTGCAAGCTCCCGCAGGTTTGACGGACTGCCTATCGCTCTTTGGCACGCTGTAGGAAGTTTTGCGAACTCCTCTTCTGCTCCGTAGTAGCCGTTTCGGATTGCCTTTCGTACAAGCGCCCATGCTTCCGTAGCCGTCATTTCTACAATTCGGGGATTCGTGATTTTGTGGATGGCGTCTACAATCTGCCCAGGGCTTGGCGGGAATCCCTTTGTGTCGTTCGTCAAGTAAAGCTGTACAGCTCTTGACGCTATGGCAAAGTCGTACTCCCCTAGCACTAACGCCCACGCCATAGACAACCCCTTTAAGTCCTCTGCGCCCATGTTGGCGTAGTACTTCGGGTAAGTCCCCCGGACTGCGTAGACTAAACGCCCTATCTCGTAATCCGTCATGCCGTGTCTCCTTTCTCGTCAATGATGTCGGGGTTCTTGATACTCTTAAACCAGTCTTCGTCCCCAAGGCTAACCTCTCCCCGTGCAAGCTTGGCTAGATAGTCGTCCTCTCCCCACATGGATTGACTCTTGCCGTTAGGGCTTGCCCGATTTGTATAGTTCCCCTCTAGCACTTTTGTCATGTTGGCGGGTTTCATCAGCCAATCAAAGCTTGCTTGCCAACCGCTAGAGCCTTTCAAGAAGTCCGATTGCCCCGCAAGGCTAAAGGCTCGCTTAATCTCATCTAGCCCGTAATCCTTAAGCCTTGCCTTGATTGCACGCTTTCGGGTTTCAGTCAGCTTTATAACCGCAGGAAAGCTAGGACAGCATTCGTGATATGCGTCCAATACGCCTTGGTAGTCCGTCCGCTCCGGCTTAGGCGGTGTGTAGTCGTCGATGTTTTGACGAGATTCTGAACGAAGTGAAGAATCGGCTTCTCCCCCCTTGGGGGGACTATAGGGGGGTAATATATCCTCTTCCTTTTCCTCTTCCTCT